TGTGGATGCATTTGCTGGATCAATCAAACGGGTTACAGGATTTATCAATGAAAAGTTTGGGGGCCCTATCCCAGCAGCCGCACCTGCGAAACCCGCGGCATCACCTACATCACCTGCCACGCCACCTGCCACGCCACCTCCGGGTGCAGCCGCACCTGCAAAACCCGCAACAGGAACGCAAAAAGAATTCCTTGATCAGATGTATAACAATCTGTTGGCTGAAGCTAAAAAACAAGGGGTAAAAAACCCAGAAGTTATTGCTAAGTTAGGCACAGCACAATCGGCATTAGAAACAGGGTACGGAAAGAGCACTGCTGGTAGTCAAAATTATTTTGGCATCAAGGCTCGACCAGGAGAGCAAGGATCTGGCGGAGTAGCTACTCAAGAATTTGTAAATGGTAAAATGGTTACCATGAATCAAAACTTCCGCAAGTACGGAAGTATGCAAGAGTCAGCTGCAGATTATGTAAAATTCCTTGGTGAAAATAAAAGATATAAAGATGTGCTACAAGCAGGCACAGTAGAAGAGGCAATATCAGCACAAGCCAAAACAGGGTATGCCACAGATCCTAACTATGGTGCAAAACTATCAGGAATTGCTGGAAAAATTCCAGGAGTGTCGACACCCACTGGACCAACCGGCGGATTTCAGCCGCAGTTAGCCAATGCTACACCGGCTACCACACTACCGCCAGCACAACAAGCACAGGCCAGTAATCAAACAAGAACCGAGGAAGTCACATTGGCCACAGGATTTATGGCAATTAATGCCAACCTCGAAGCCCTTAATAGAACCAATCAACGACAACTGGCAGTACAAGAGAAACAATATAAAGCCGCTAGCTAGTTTGCGATAAATAATACACTATGGCAATTGACAACGGTAAAAACGGTCGTAATGGTGGGTGGAGAAAATATTTTAAAGTCCCTGATTCTGGCGGACAACTAAGCCCAATTTCCGGCACAAATCAATTTGGCTTACCGGGCTATGCCCGCCAAGGTAGCACAGGAGCAGGATTTGCTCCAGGCGGGTCTGGCAACGATTTTGCATTTCGAAACTATGCCAGCCGACTACCCGAAGTTTATACAGGGCACCCTAATCGTGTTGAGCGTTATAATCAGTATGAAAACATGGACATGGATTCGGAAGTAAATGCATGTCTTGATATTATTAGTGAATTCTCAACACAGATGAATGAAGATAACGAAACACCGTTTGACATTCATTTCAAAGATAAACCAACTGACCACGAAGTAGAAATTATTAAAAAGCAGTTGCAACAGTGGACCAAGATGAACAAGTTAGATCAGCGTATGTTCAAGCTGTTTCGCAACACAATCAAGTACGGTGACCAAGTGTTTGTTCGTGACCCAGAAACATTTGAAATGTACTGGGTTGATATGACCAAAGTAAGTCGTGTTATTGTAAACGAATCAGAAGGAAAACGTCCCGAGCAGTATATTATTCGTGATATTAATCCTAATTTTCAGAACATGAGTGTAGCTAGTAAAACTACACAGGACTACTATGTAAGTCGCCCTACTGGTAGCATGGGCCAAGGTAATTCAGGCACAGGCGCAGGTGGTGCCGGCGGATATGCAGGCGGAGCCGGCGGTGTCGGCAACAATCGGTTCCAACAGGCTATGAATGAAAGTTGCTTAGATGCTAGACACATTGTGCATCTTAGCCTAAACGAAGGACTTGACTTTTTTTGGCCTTTTGGACAAAGTATCCTGGAAAATATTTACAAAGTTTACAAACAAAAAGAGTTGCTCGAAGATGCTGTATTAATCTATCGTGTGCAACGTGCCCCAGAACGCAGAGTGTTTAAAATTGATGTAGGCGATATGCCTAGTCACATGGCCATGCAGTTTGTGGAACGTGTCAAAAACGAAATGCACCAGCGTCGTATTCCTACAGTAACCGGAGGCGGAGCCAACATGATGGATGCCAGTTACAATCCACTTAGTATTAACGAAGATTTTTTCTTCCCCTTCAACGGTGCTAATGGCCGAGGCAGCAGTGTTGACACCTTGCAAGGTGGCCAAAATCTTGGTGAAATTGACGATTTAAAATACTTTAATAATAAAATGGCCCGCGGATTACGTGTGCCAAGCAGCTACTTGCCCACAGGACCAGATGACTCTAGTCAAGCCATGAATGACGGCCGAGTAGGTACTGCACTCATACAAGAATATCGTTTCAACCAGTACTGCATACGTTTACAAAAATTAATCATGCAGAAATTAGACGACGAATTCAAAATGTTCTTGCGTTGGAGAGGATTTAATATTGATGCAGGCCTGTTTGGTATTAGTCTGTGTGAGCCACAAAACTTTGCCAGTTATCGTCAAAGTGAACTAGACACAACACGTATTACAGCATTTACACAATTAGAATCTTTTCCTTATATGAGCAAGCGGTTCATGCTCAAACGCTTCTTAGGCCTAACCGAAGAAGAGATTGTGGAAAATGAACAAATGTGGAAAGAAGAGCGAGACGAACCTGAGTTAACGACAACACAAGGGCAAGATCTACGCAGTATCGGAATTACACCTGCAGGCATGGAAACAGATATTGCTACCGGTGAAGAACTAGCCGGTCAAGAAACAGCTGCCGCAACAGGTGAACCGCAAGGTGCATCTGCAGGTATACCCACAGCCGGAGCTCCGGCCGGGCAAGGCGCTCCTCCGATACCAACCATATAAATACTAGCATGATTTTGAACGAACTCTATGATAAAAGCCCCAATGCTTACCAAGATTTGTCTGCGGATAACAGCCAAACTACGCTCAACAGCCTGCGTAAAACTCGTTTAACCCTGCGTCAAATCAATAAATTACGTCAGATGAATTCAGTTAGAGAATATGAATTTAAAGAAAAATTAAAAGATATTCGCAAACAATACGCACCAGCACCTGCCGCCCCGGCACTGTAACAAAAATTACATAAAACACCCAGTTTTCTCCTCATAAAGCACCGTTATTACTCGTTGATAGTAAATATCTGACGAGCCATTATCTATAGGAGAAATTATGACATCGAAATTTGAACAGTTAATCGAATACGTGATTAACGATGAAGAAGCGAAAGCTAAAGAACTATTCCACGATATCGTTGTGGAAAAAAGCCGCGAAATCTATGAAAACCTCATGGACGAAGCAGAAGAGTTGGACGAAGAGTCTGATGCTGAGCGCGATGACCATGCTGAAAAAGCAGGCAAAAAAGTTGCCAAAGATATTGAGTACGACGAACTTCGCGAAGAAGATGACGAAGAACTTGACGAAAACTATGGCATGGAAGAAGAATTAATGAACGACGTTGAAACCGAAGAAGAAGGCATCAGTATGGAAGATGAATCTGATGCTGACTTTGACGATAAAGCTGAGAATGATGGCGAAGAAATGACCCACGATATGGAAGCTGGACACGACGACGAAGGCGATATTGAAGATCGCGTAGTTGATCTTGAAGACAAGCTCGACGAATTAATGGCTGAATTTGAGTCATTGATGGGCGGCGACGGCGTTGAATCCGATTTAGCCGGTGAAGAAGGCGATGAAGTTGAAGGCGATGCAATGGCTGCTGACGATACAATGGCTTTTGATACAGAAGAAAGTATGATGGAAAACGTTGCATTGGCTGCAGCACCAAAGCCAGTGACAACAGAACCAGCTGGTACAAATACCAAGAGCACTGTGGCAGTTAACAGTGGTGCCAAAGGTATGGCTTCTAGCCCAGTTAGAATGACTGGCGACACAGCTCAAGGTCGTCCTGCTCCTAAAACAGGTGAGTTGATTGGCAAAGTACAAAACACTCCTGCTAGTGGCAACAAAACATTATCCCCAGCTACAAAGCCACATTTGGCCCAGGCTGCTGGTGTTAATACAAAAACACCTTTTCCAAAAGGTTAATTGGTAGATATGGCTCGTAACACTTATCTTAAAGAACATCTAAGCTTCACTCAGGCCAGGGTAGAACTCTTGTCTGAGGAAGCTGCGGATGGATCCGGTCACAAGACCTTAAAGTTAAAGGGTGTTTGCATCGAAGGCGGAGTTCGCAATGCCAACGAGCGAGTGTATCCAGTTAGTGAAATTGCTCAAGCAGTAGAAACCATCAATGAACAGATTACCACAGGTCATTCAGTGCTGGGCGAAGTAGATCACCCAGATGATTTGAAAATTAATTTGGATCGAGTCAGTCACATGATTGAAAAGATGTGGATGGACGGTCCGGCCGGTATGGGTACATTAAAAATACTACCAACACCCATGGGTGAACTGGTAAAAACCATGTTGATGAATGGCGTTAAGCTGGGTGTTAGTAGTCGTGGATCCGGCAATGTAAATGATGCCAATGGACATGTCAGTGACTTTGAAATAGTTACAGTGGATGTTGTGGCTCAACCCTCAGCTCCAAATGCATATCCTACCGCAATTTATGAAGGCCTACTTAATACTCGTGGCGGACAACAGTTGTTGGAAATGTACAAAGATCCAGCTGCTGGTAATAGAGCACAGCGTTATGTAAGAAGTGAAGTATTACGAGTTATCCGAGAATTGAAACTCGGGTAAAGAGAGATTTTTGTAAATGATTTTTTCATTTACCAAAGTATCTGCTGAGAAGCAGAAAAATGCTGCACACTAGTTGTGTAGTTTAGATATAAGGGAAATATACTATGTTAGATAGTTTAAAACCGTTACTAGATAGCGAGTTGGTTACTGAGGAAGCGAAAGCTGAAATCAACGAAGCTTGGGAAGCCAAGTTAGTCGAAGCCAAGGAACAAGCTCGTGCAGAACTCCGCGAAGAGTTTGCACAACGCTATGAGCATGATAAAACAGTGATGGTAGAAGCCCTAGATCGTATGGTAACAGATGGTTTGACCGCAGAGATTGAGCAAGTACAAGCTGAAAAGCAAAGCCTTGCAGAAGATCGCGTCCGGTTCCAGAGCAAGATGAAAGAGTCAGCTACAAAGTTCAACGACTTTATGGTTACTAAACTTGCCGAAGAAATTGGTGAATTGCGCAAAGACCGTAAAATGCATTCAGAAGGTGTTCAGAAGTTAGAACAATTCGTAGTCCATGCATTGGCACGTGAGATTCAAGAATTTGCAGCAGACAAACAAGATGTAGTCAATACAAAAGTTCGTTTGGTGCGTGAAGCTCGCGGTAAACTT